GTCTCCCCTGTGCTGTCCCTGCCATGCCAAGCTTACGAAGTATTTTAGCCACACTGGGATTTTTTAGAGCTAACAAGCCTGCTCTTGCCCCTTGTTTAATTGCTCCACCTAACCCAAATGTTACATAGGTAGCTGGGTCTGAGCCTGTGCCTACTATTAGCTCTTCTAGTAGGTTTAAACTTTTAGCACCAAAAGAATTATCACGTTCAAAGACATCTAACGCTCTTGATCTTTCTGTCTGTCTCTTCCTAAACTCATATCTACCCTTTGCAATACTTTCCCTGATAGGTTCGTCAAAACTAAGGTTTTCATACCCATATTTAGCATTAGCTTCCTCTGCTGAAAGTAAAGGGTTATTATAGCCCCCTGTGTCCGTTGTGAAAGTTTCCCCCACCTTCTCTATCGCTTCAATCGGGTTTGAAATTAAATCACTAGCAAAACTGTTAAGGTCAATCGTTCTATCTTGTATTTTCTCTTGTGCTTCCCCTAATATCCTTGACGTGTACTGAGCATCTTCAAAAGCTCTAGCTGCTCTAGTCTTAAACTCTTCAACATAGCCATAATCTATATCTTCTGGGTTAAACCCTGTATCAAAGGTGTTTATCGGTGTTATATTAGCCATTAGTGTTAGCTCCTAAGAATCTTTGTAAACTCATCTTATCCACTTCGTTTACGTCCACTTCAAGATATCTAACTTCCCCCTTCTCCCCCTTGCCTATCGGTAAAGGCTGATATAAACCCCCTGAATCTTTTACATATAGTCTCGCTTTTTCCCCTGCTCCGACTAACCTAAAAACACTCTTATTCTCTAAGAATTTTAGTAAAGTTCGTCTCATTAAATCCTGCTTCGCTTCGTAATCTTCTTGTGTTCCCTTTAAGTTACTAGCGATAATATCTAACGCCTTACTGGCACTTTCCTTAGTGTCAAATGCCCCTAAGTGTTTATTATTTACCAAATATTGATCTTTGATTTCAACATTACTCAGTTTAGTACCATCAAAGCTAGTAGGTGTTACATAGTATTTCCCTTTAAATCTAAGAGCTGTTAAACCTGCTTCTCTGTCTTGCTTTGAGACTGATAAGAAATCCATACTAGGCTTTTCTAACATACCGCTTGGTAAGTTTTCGGTGTTTACTGGTTCACTCTGTGATAAGTAAAGCTCTGCCTCTCTTTCTCTTCTAGCCGTTAAGCCTGTAAGTTCTGTAAATCTTCCATCTGGGGCTTTTGCTTTGTTATAAAGTTTCATAAAGTCTACTGCTTTATCATCTCTACCTGAAATAATGGCATTAGTTAAGTTTTCGCCAAGACTACCAACATTAAATACCAAGCTCGTTAATGCTGTATATTGATTTTTAGTTAGTGCTGTATTCCCTTTCTTAACCCTCTGATCGTTTAAAAGATCAATCTGTTGTTTAATCTCACTAACTTTAGAATCTAACCTTCTTTGCGCCTCTGCTTGCGTGATAACTTCCCCTTCAAAGGTAGCTTCTGTCCCATAGCCGTTAGTGAATCTATCTATATCTACTTTAGCTTCTCGAATAAATCCTTCTTGCTCTTTAATAAAGTTTGCACTATCTGAAACAAGATTAACCGCTTGCTGTTCTGGCTTAAATGCCCCAACTGTTCCCCCTTGGTTCTCATACTCTCTCTGTAAATCGTCCATGAAGTTACTATTAAAGAAATTCTTTTGCTCCAGTATAGTATCAATGTCTACATCTTTTGCTTTTTCGATAGTGTAATTAACTGCACTTTCTCTATTGCTTGGATTAGTTACCAAGTCGATAAAGTTCCCTTTCTCTTTAACAGTCTTTGGCACTATCATTTTATTCCCTTCGTAATCCTTTGCGTCAAGATCATATACTTGCTTGATTGTAAGGTCTACCGCTTTCTGCACTCTTTCTTCCTTACTAAGTGGGGCATATTGTGGTAAGTTTTCCATCTTACTTGCTAAATCTATAGCCATGGTTAAAGTTTGAGCGTAAAGGTTTTGAGAAGCTATATCTGCTCTCTTCCCTAAACCGTCTCTTAATTTGTTAATATCTGAGTTACCTGTACCTGTAACAATATCCCTTAACCCATCTGTGCTACCTTTCTCTGCTAAAGCAATATTTCTAAGCTCTAATGCTTCTGGTGTTGAATCTGTACCATACATTAATAGCTCTTTTCCTGTTAATGGGATTTGCTTATCTTGCATTAGCTTTTGAATAATTAATTGCTTTGGTGTACCAATAGAAGAAGAAAGTTTATCGCTCCTAAAATCCCACTGGTTAAGCTCTTGCTCCAAGCTCGCCAAGTTCTCTGGTGTTGCACTAACTAATAGTGCTTTGTAGTTATTAAGCTCTTGACTTGATACTGGGCTAAGTTCAGTCTCATCTAAACCTGCTCTAATTGACTTATCATAAAGTAAACTAAACTCTGCTTCCTTATCGCCTATCTGTTTTAAATAGTTAAGCTCTTGATCTGCTTGAAAGAATCCTCTAGGGTCTGACTTTAAAAGAGCAGTCGCTTTAGTTTTAGCTTGCTGAAAGGTTTGTAACTGCTTACTGTGTGTTACTAACGCTTCATAGTCATTATTAGCCTGATCCTGACTAATCTTAGTTTGTAACTCAAGTTCAATATCATCTAATGCCTCGGTGTCCCCTTCTTTAAGTTCAGAAAATACACTGCTCATTAAGTTTGCTGTTTCTACCTGTGCTTTAAACTGTATTCTGTCCTCGTCCGTTGTTAAAGTTTTTTCATATCTTTCTACTAACACTGGGTCAAGCTCTGCATTACCTTGTGCTACTAATTCCAAGTTTGCATTTAGTTTACTTTCTAATGCTTTTTGATTTGTAGCTTTTAAGGCACTTGCTGTTTTAGTGATCTTATTACTAATCTGTTTAGCAAGGTTCGCTTTAACCTGTCCTGATATTCTGTTATCTGACAAAATTAACTGCTGAATCTCTTTTTCTTTTTCAAGCAATTCCTCGCCTGTAATCTCTGAATCTGCATAAGCTTGTGATAACCTAGAAATTCTTGAATCTGCTAATGTCGTATAAAGATCGTTTGCTCTATCCTGAATTGTTGCTTGCCTTATAGATGGGTCAAGCCCTGCATAGATTGAATTAAGGTTTTCAAGCTCTGTATCTATTGTTTCTTTATCTGGGTTTTCAAATACTCGCCCTACCTGATCTGAAAAGATAGTATCTGCATTATTCTTGGTTTTAACTTTCTTGTATTGAAGTTCTTTATCTTGAAGTGAATTTAATAAAGTTCCCTTCCTTCTATCAAGTATCGTTTGTGTAGTTCGTCTTATTCTGTCATCTTCTATTGTTGATAAAAAAGCCTGCTCATCTGAATCATAAGTCTTACTAACATCATCTTGTAAACTTTCGTTTACGTCCCATGTTTGTAGTTTTTCCTCGGTCTTCCTTTCTTGCTCCAGTAAGAAGTCATTAGCTTTCTTTAATGCTTCTGTTCCTCTCTCTATTTGTTTTCGCTCATTGTCGATCTTAATTTCATTTTCTGCTACATTAACTAGCCCTGATCCTAACGCACTAAATATTTCTGCACCCATTAGCTTGCACCCCCTGCTCTCATCTTAGTAAATAATCCTAGCCCTGACTGAATTGCACCGCCAACGCCTGCACCTGTACTTGCTACCCCTTCAACTTCCCCTACTGTTCTTACTTTGTCCATTTCTCTATTAAACTTTGAAAGTTCCTCTTGTCTCGCTAGGTTCGCATCAAATAAAGTGTCGATAACTCCGTCAAGTGTTGAGCCTGATAATGCAAGCCCTAACCCTGCTGAGCCGGCAATTTGCTCCCCTAAGCCCTTTGATATATTTCTGGCACTTCTAAACTTGAATATCTTTTTCTGCTCTAAAATGTTTAAGGCTTTAAATTCACCGATAGCCCTCTGTCTCTGGGCTTTCATTATCCCCCCACCGATCTGAGAGGCTAATCCTGCTACCGCTATTCCTGCTGTTACTGGGTCTACCATATATAAACATTATACAAGGGATTTATGTTTAAGGTAGCCTTAATTCTCAACCCTACTCTCTTCCCCCCTAAAAACTTAGATAATTTATTTGCTAGTTTCTCATCTGCTACACATACTGATATGAATTTTTGCTTGCTTTCTGATAGCACTTTCTTAATATATTTCAAGATTGATAGTTTAAACTTACTTTTTCTTAACCCATTTTCGCAGATACCAATACTTCGATCTTTCATACTATAGGCTTTTGCTATAACTTTAGACTTCCCCTTTATACACTCAGAAAATATAATAAGTCTATCTACATTACTTGGCACATTTTCATCACTGAAATTAAAATCCCCTTCTTTTAAGTCTTGGATTATTAATCTTGCGCTACTCATAACCTAAATTCTACTTCATTTGTAGTTATAATGATATATATGGTGTTAGACTCAGAAATGTTACAGATAAATGGCTGGCAAGTTTCGGCTTTAGCAATAACCTCTTTAATTACTGGGGCTTCTTTTGTTATCGCCTCTATTTCCATATATCACCACTATTGTGTGTTACCTCTGTTTGAAAGGGTTAGGGATAAAGAAGAAGAAATTAAAGATAGGCTTAACTCTCAAGATCAAGCGTTAATTAAAATTACTGAAACCAATAATTTAATCCTTCAACAATTAACAGAAATTAAAACTAGGCAAGATATGTTAATAGGCGGTAATTAGCCGTAAAGTTTTTTAAGGTGTTTTTTAAATTTTTGCACTTTACCACCTAAACTACCATTTTTACAATTAATTTCACTGGCAAGTTTTTTACTGTTCTTTATACTGAGAGTTCCAGTTTCTAGCCAATTATTAAATATCCCCTTCTCTTCCTCGGTTAAGTCGCTAGTTATGATATCAAGATCAAATTGAGTTTCTATTTTTACAAAATCATCATCTTTAGACATTACGCTATCTATAATCTCTTCATTCTCTTCTGACCCTGTTTTAATATTGCAACTTACAACGGATATATCAAGTATTGCGTTCGCTGTCTTTAAAACTGTTTTTCTCTTGGCAAAATACTTATCTTTTAATAACTCTTGCGCTTCCTCTAGTGTCGCCCCTTCATTCTCTTCATAAACTTTCTTTAGATGGAATATTGCATCTTGTAACTCGATCGGGATATTTATTAACCCCTTATTCTTTTTATGTATCTTATGGCAAGAAAGGGTTAAACATCTATAAAGGTAAGTGATGAAATTAGCTTCACTATCCCCCTTGTAATTAGCCAAGGATTGTAAGAATGTAATATATAACTCTTGGAATAGGTCATCTACTGTTAATAACCCCATCTTCTTGTCTTGCTTGGCATAATATTTTAAAGCTATTGAATAGATTAAGTTTTGATACTTCTTGGTTAAAATCTCTAAAGCTTTTTTATCTTTCTGCTCTATAACTCTTTTGATTAATTCCTTATCTTCCATTTTACTTAATGATAACAAAAAAAATACCGCCCAATTAAGAGCGGTATAGAGTAGGTTTTATTTACAGTCAAGATACAACAGGACTTACATAAAATTATACTCTACTTCCCCTACTGTGTCAATCTTCACCACTTCACCTCTGTTAAAAGCCATAGGTAAGACTGTCCCTGCTGGGAATAAAGTACCTTTAGTCGCTCCATCTGTCCCACTTACGTCTACTGCTGCTGCTTCTGTAGCATTAGCGAATTTACGAATGTAAGTATCTGAAACAAAAGTTACCCATGCGATAGTATCGTTCGGGGCTGGCACTGATACTCTGTTTCCTGAGTTTAGAGTGTCTTGTCCTGCTCTTAATGGGATAGTACCAATTTGGAAAGATACGGCATTTCTATTAGTTACCATTAGCATCACCACCTTTATCTCCTTTTGACTTACTTGCTTTTGTTGTAGTTACTGGGGCAATTATGATTTTTAAACACTCTTTTAGCTGATAAGCTTTATCGCCATGAGTTAAAATATCATCTGTATAAAAGCCATTAGTAGTATATTTTTCTACTAAATACTTTTTACCTTTGTAAGTTACTGTTCTATCTTTTAGATAGTCGCACCCTTCTGGGAATAAAGTTACTAATGACTCTGGGGCATCAAATTCACTAAATTCTATCTTCCCGTCTACTATTTCTTTCACGTTGTACATATATGTCTCCTTGTTATCGTTATCTTGTAGCTACGCTTATATTTTACCACTGTTCCTCGCCTCGCCAATTTCTCTTATAACTATCTGGGTATCTTGATCTTACTATCCCCTCGCTACCATACTTGAATGCCTCAAGTCGAGAATCTAGTTTAGCGTTTTGGTTATCCAACCACGTGTTTGCTCTTTCATAAGTTCCCCCAAGCTCATTAAAGCCGTATGGGTCATTGTCTTGCTCACTAAACCCCCCATACATAGCGAATGATGGATTTGAAAGAGTTACTAATGTCAATAAAGCAAGAGCTATTCTCTTAACTGGGAATCGTTGCATCTTTAGGGGTTGCTTAACCACTTCTACTTTAACTGGATTAAACCAATCCCCTGTTTTATTCTTCCTGTCAAGCTCTTTTTGCTGTTCCTCTCTTCTCACTTTTGAGACTGAGAATGTCCAGTCGCCTATTCTTTTTTTACGCTTTCTTTCCATGATCTACTCCTCTATTATCTACTAAACCAATACCCATGAATCCTATTAATATCGGTATTATCCCTATTGCGAACATAACCATAAGAGTACCTGAAAGGGCAAAAAACATATCTGAATCCATTATTTAACCTCCTTATTAAAGATCGACTTGAATGTTAGTTTTAAGAATGTTGCAAGGTCTACCCTCTTTGCATCTCTTTCTACTAACCATGTCAAATAATCCGTTGTCGTCATATCTAATATTTTAGCCCTAAAGTCGATTAATTTTTTCTGATCTGGTGTTAATCTTATTCCTAAGGCTTTTGTTTTTCTCTGTGCTTTTTTCTGTGTCTTTGTCTTACTCATTGTTGTATCTCCTTTCTATGTTAAGTAATTTGGTTCTTGTTGTCCTGTAATCACGTGATAAGAAACTACATGATTAGTATTGATAACTAACTCGTTATAGTAGTCTTTCCCATAAGTATATATTGTAAATAACTTAGACTGCTTATCCCATATCGCCACTGGCGGGTCTATTATTTCTTCTGATATATGCTCATAGTAAAGAACGTCCCCATCTGGTGTGTTTTCTTTTTTGGCATACTCAAAGCTATGTTTCGCTCCAGTAATCAAAGTTATAGAAACTTTTGCTTTATCTAATTTCTTATCGACTGTACTATTCATTATCTTCTCCTTCGTTTCCTGTTCCTTCTAATAAGTAATCAAGTAATTCACGCACTGCTTTAAAATGCACTCCTGACTCTTCATACTTTGCTAATATTTTCGCTTCCATTTCTTCAAGCTTTTTCTCTGTTTCTGTCTTGTAATTGAAAATCGCTTCTAAGACCATTTCCGCTTCGTTTACATCTAACATTATTAACTATCTCCTTCTATTTCTTTAAATTGTTGTTTGATATCTTCAAGTGTCGTATCTTCGTCAATGTTTAAGAAGATATATGACTTTCTCTCTAAGACATCTACCCTATCCCCTATACCACCAAGAGACATTAAGTCTTCGCCTAACTTCTCGGTATAGCAATCAACTTCAGATACCTTTCTTGTTATCTCTTTTAGCTTGCTTTCCATTTGGTCTAATCTACCTGAATCTGCTGTAGGGCTTGAAGGGGGTTTTAAGTCTACTGTGCTTGGCATTGTTTCATTACTAGCAAAAAGTAACGTATTATTCCCTTGCTCTATTTGCTCCATAAATAACAGTAGGGCTTTCTCTACTATCTTTACCATAGATACCCCTGTGCTAGAAGATAAAGACTTTAACCTTTCTGCTATCACTTCCTCTATTTGGAATATTGTTTGTTTCTTCGCCATTATATTGTCTCCTTTTGATTTGTATATCTTGTATTTTCTACCTGAGCTACTAGCAATAACTTATCGTATACTTGCTTGTTAGTAAGCCCAATGTTTTTAGTAATTGTAGATAGAATCTTCTCGTTTAGTGCATCATAGAAATCCCCTCCAACTTTAAGCCCTGTACCGACTAATGCCCTCGCTTCTATTTTCGCTAAAGAGCTTTTAAATTTAGCAATCTTCCATGATTTATTCATTGGTGTATCTACCTTGACAATATGCACTATAAAGTCAATTAAAGCACTAACCGCTGCTGCTGAATTGCTTTTGCTTACATAAGCCATTAACTCTATTAACGCCTCTGAGCCATCTTGCGCTCTTTTTTCGCTAATATTACCACCCTTCAAGCCGTCTCTTAATTTAGTTAAATTCTCTTTGGCAAATTCAAGACTACCGCCTGAGCTTTCATCTAAAAGAATAGTAAAGGTAGATAGTGATACTATTGCCTTAAAGAATTTATCCTCGGATAAGAACATTATCAAGTCTTGCTTTTCTTCATCTTCAAGGTTCTTGAATATACTAGAAAGGATTGATATTTGCTCTGGACAATGCTCTCTTTGAGCGATAAAAGCTAATACAGATTTAGGGAAACCACATTTACAAGCCGTAACCAATCTTGTTACTTGACTTGGCAAAAGTTCTTGCTCGTTCGCTATCTCTATTACCTCTCTCTTTATCTGCTCTATCGCATCTTTGTTATATATTTTCCCTAACTGCTGAGCTAGGTATTCTATGCTTTCCTGTTCATCTAACATATAATTAACTCCTTTTAAGTTATATAACTAATTATAGCATAAGGATAATTATATAGTAATGTTTTTATAAAATAATTATTAAAGATTTATTGGTTATTATAATAAGGACTATAGAATATAAACTATATTGAAATATAAGTACATAACGTCCATATACTATGAAGCTATGAACATTAAATATTAATATACTGTATTTACTTTTATAAGATAATTACGTCAATTTTGCTAAATAAAATCTTAATAATTGGATATTTGAAGACTAGCACTAAGTATTAGTTATTCATACAAAAATAAGAGACTAGACAAAGACCAAGAAAGTATGCTAAAGTACATTATACATAGAGGTTATTTATAACCGATTAAATAAATCCCTTAAATAAATCTCTTATCAAATTATAACTTATTACTTGTTTAACTCTCCCTAGACCTTCAGGGGCTGGGAAGATGTTAAAAACAAAGTAAATTAAATTGTATGAGTAGTAAGTTACAGTATGGATCATTCCCTCAGTTAGCCCATACTATGTCTATTTTTAGACCAAGAATTTTTTGAATATTAATCTCTGAATATTAAATCTCGGAAGGATACCAAAGTATCTTTTTTTTGTTTTTTACATGGAGTTAAAATCTACTCTTCATACCACAAAGAGAATGATCTTGCATTGAGCTTCTATGTTCATCGCCCTAGAGGGCTCAACAGAGCTATGCAATCATATCGTGTTTAATTGATAATATTGCAAGGTTAAGAGTTACTTATCAATCTACCCTTCAAGCACTTATTCTTTGATTATGATTTTGCATCTAGCTTACTTAGCCATCACCCCATAAAGGGGCTCAACAGAGCTATGCAATCGTAAAATCAAGTTACTAATTAATTTTATTTTTAAGAGTATTGAAATTTAACGTCTACCCTTCAGGTTAAAAGTTAATTGTAAGGTGGTTAGAATCGCTTAGGTTGGATTTAAAATTGATTTTGGGATAGTTGTATCGTTGAATGGATATTTAACCTCTTGGAGTAAATAGTAATTGGTATTGGTTAATTAGTTATTCAGATTAGTTAATGGTTGATTGAGTTTCTGTATTTTATCCCTTCAGGTATTGGTTAATAGTATTAGGTTGATTGAGCTTCTGTTTAAACATTCAAAAACATATCACTCTCTCTAACTAAATTTTCCCCTATAAACACCCATAATCATTTGTTTTGAAGACAATGTCATCAGTTTTAAGACAATGTTATCAATCTGAGTACAATGTCATCATTTGAATACAATGTCATTAATCTGAATACAATGTCATTAATCTGAATACAATGTCATCAATTTGAGTACAATGTCATCAGTAATTAATTAGTATATCTAATAGAACAGTAGAAATTTATTAGTACATCTAATATTTAGGTAAAAATCTATCTATTCAGGTTTAATGTATAATAAGGATTATGCAGACAGGAGTACCAGACGACATAATAGCTTCAGGAACAATAGGGAAGACTTTAAAGCGTGCTAGAAACAACTTGGCTTCAAATATAGAAGAGTTATCTACTAGACTTGGAGTAACCGAGTTTGAAGCAGAGAGAGAGCTTAGTCCAATAGAAGAGGTTAAACAAGCAAGGGAAAGAATTGGTTTATCAGATGAACCAAGAAGAGAAAGTAGAAGGTTACTTAAAGGAAGGGTTAAATAGTGAAAACAAGATTAGATTTAGTTACTTCTTTATTTGATAAGGTTAAAACGAAGAGAGTAAACTTTGAGAGTGAATGGGACGAAATAGCAGAGCATTTATTCCCACAGAGTAGAGGATTTCAAACTACCACTTCAGATGGATACGTTGATAGAGATGAAGTTTTAGACGCTTCACCAGAAAGATATGCAGAAGACTTGGCAAACTCTTTAGTTAATATGTTAGTTGGTCGTAAAGACTGGGGTAGCTTATCCACTTCAAGTCCTGAAATTGATTTAAACTCCGCAGACTATTTAAAGTTAGCAGGACAATTAAAAACAGCAAGTGAGAAGGTACACAGGTTCTTAGCCTCTAATGCTTCTAACTTCTACCCTACAGTTACTAAGGTATGTGAAGATTTAGTTTACAGAGGGCAGTCTTTTGTTTACATGGGACAGGACTTTACTAAAGCCACTGGAAGAAAAACTATGAAGTATCATAGGTTGCCAGTAGAAGAGTGTTTTATCGAAAGAGAATTAGACGATACCCCTTCTTATTTCTTTAGGTTAATGAAAATGACTAGGGATAATGTTCTAAGTCTTTATAACAACCTAGAAGATTCAGAATTTACAGATAATGAAAAGAATGAATTTAAACATGAGCATCAAAGAGTATCAGATGTTCAAGTGTTACAAATTACTACTTCAAGAGCAAGATTAGCCTCTCTTGGAATTAAAGTTAAAAAAGATTATGCCAGTGTTCATATTTATTACGATATGAATATTATTCTAAGAATTGATGAATTAGAGCATTTCCCAATTTTAGCTCCATCTTGGAAGAGATTAAATGGTGCATATTATGGAAGAGGTCCAGCACATAGAGCGTTACCAGATATTAAAACTCTTAATCGAATGATTGAAACTAATCTATCCGCAGGGGAATCAATGGTTACTCCACCTTTTATCGTGCCTTATGATCTCATGGATAAACCACAGTTAGATTTATCACCAAGAGCGTTAAATTACATTAACCTTTCAGATGCAGCGTTAGGTACTGGACTTACTAAACCTGAGCCGTTAGTCGCAGTTAAAGATATTCCAGTCTCTTTAGAAATGGAAGATCGAAGAAGGCAACAAATAGCTTCTAGCTTCTATGCAGATGCTTTGACGGAAGAGAAAAGAGCAGAAATATCCGCTACCGAAGCACAGATTAATCAATCAAATAGAATATCTAAGCTATCCATTATTATTACTAATATCTATAATGAGTTTTTAGCCCCTGCTTTCCTCTTTGCTTCTAATAAACTTACAGAATGGAAGTATATCGAAATTGATAAATCTATTGAGCCTGATGTAACCTTCACTTCTGCTCTAAGAGAAATGCAAGGACAAATAGAAGTTCAAAAATTAGAAAGAGTATTACTAAGTCTTACTAATCTTAAACAAGTTCCTGAGCAAGTTCTTGCTTACTTTGATAAGCAAAAGTTAATGAACCATATATTAGACAAAGCAGATATCTCTCTTGATATACTCGCAGATAACGCTACAATCGAGAAAGAAAGGGAAGCTGCTAAAATTAACCCACAGATTGATAACCTCGTTAAACTCGCTCAAGTAACGCAGGAATTGAGTGTATAGTACAAAATTACAACTTACTAATAAAAAATGTTATACTAATATTATGAGATCAGTCGCAAAGTTAATACTTGATGAATACGAAGGGAAAGCCGATAAGTTTAAAGAAGATACTTCAAGAGCTTACAAAGCTATACCTGCTAAAGACAAAAGACTTATCCTGATTGATATTCTTACCAAGGCTGGGTTAAGAGATGCTACAGGGTTAGACCTTAACAACTTGCCAAGCTCCGATAAGATGTTCGCAGTGGAAGGAATGAGAGCTTTAGCCAAGTATATACTTCAAAGATTTGAAATAGAGGAATTAGACGTTACCGCAGGATAAGGATTAATTATGGAAGATACAAATATAGAAACACTAGACGTAAACGAAGCAGATACTACAGTTACAGAAATGGAAGTCCAAGTTACTGACATTCAAGGGAATAACTCGCAAGAAGATAACCCCTTCATTAACCTTAAATCTTCTTTTATTGAAAGTTTAGAAGATAAAGACCTTGCCAAGCCATTACAAGACTTTAAAGATTTTAATGCCCTTGCCAACTCATACATTCATGCACAGAAAGCACTCGGTGGTAAAATCTCTATACCTAAAGATGATGATACCGAAGCATGGGATAAACTTTACTCAAAGCTTGGGGCATTTGATTCCCCTGATAAATACTCACTAGAGAATGAAACATTTGAGTTCGATAAAGAGTTAGCTCCACAGATTCAATCACTTCTACATAATGGGAAACTTACAGATAAGCAAGCGAAAGTTGTTGTTAATGGATTAGCTTCTCTATCCGCTAACATTGAACAAGAACAAGTTAAAGCTTATGAAGCTAAGGTAAACCAAATTAAAGAGAGTTACGGGGAAGAGTACCCGGTTATAGAAGCGAAGATTAAAGACCTTGCAGAGCGTAACGGATTAGATCAAAACACTATTCTTTCTCAAGTTAAAGATAAACCTGAGTTAATCACACTATTAACTAAGACTTATGACAACAAAAAAGAAGTTACTCCAGCTCCTTCACATGCTTCTAATATCTCGCCTGAACAAGAGTTAGATAATCTATTTAAAGATCCAAGTATCAAGCAAGCATGGTTCAGAGATGCAGGAAGATCATTACCTGCGGAGACTAGAGATAAAATTAAAAAACTATTACAGACCGCTAAGCTATAAGGGTTCATTTCTGTAGCTAAGTTGCTAGTAGTTTAAAAGAGGTGGTAGGGGGGGATTTGAAGAGAGAAGTAGTATATTTAAACCCCAACCCCAAAAAATTATGAACAAGAAAACCAAACCCCAATTCAACAAACTAAGCGATGATTCCAAGTGGGAATTATACGAAGAGTTGTGCAGTGAGTATTCAAGTTTATCGAAGGAATTACGTGGGGTAAAGTTCAGTTTTCGTAACATATCGAATAATTATCAAACATTAAAGGAAGCGGAAGCAGATTTACGGATAAAGTATAAGCGTTTAGGTGATAATTTACGTAGTGTATTGGATTATACAGATAGTGCAAGGGTGGCAGAGAAGCAGTTAAAGTTACGTAAAGCAGAGGTAGATAAGATACTTGGATTATTGTGATGAAGGGAAAGAAGCGAATAGCTGAGATATTGGCACAGAGTGGATTTGATCCAGTTAGTCGTTTAGTTGAGTTACATTCTGAGTTGGAAGCAGGTGAGAGTGTAGTAGATTCAGATGAATTAGAGAAGAGTTTTATAGTTTCTCAGAATTTAAAAAGCCGTGAGTTACGTTATAAGATATTAAGTAATTTACAGGGAAGTTTACAAAGAGAGGAAGAGAGTTCTGAGAGTTCAACGGAAGAGATAAGGTATTATGTTCCAGTGAAGCGTAAAGAGATCGGTTCAGATGGTAAGGTACGTTTAATTGATGTAGATTCAGATTATCGAGAGGGTGAGTGATGATATCAGATGAGAGTTATAACCCAAATGATTATGATTCTGATGTAGAGATATTCAATCCAAGTGGTAAGATATCTGGAAATTTGTGGGGTGTCTTTGAGCCTACATGGTATCAGTATGAGTGGCATGAGTATTTTTGTCCTCGTGATGCGAATGGAAAGTTGTTAGGTGATCGTCATGGTTATGCTTTAAGTCATAGACGAAGTGGGAAGACGGTAAGTTTAATAATCGGGATAATTGTACCTCATATGATAGAGCGTGGTGGTACATATATTCATGCTTTCCCTGACCAAGAGACGGCAAGACGTGTAGTATGGAATGGTGTCGGTAAGATAAGCAGAGACCCTAATGCAAAGCCGATCAGTTATTTAGAGTTAATCCCTAAAGAGTTATGGTTAAAGAAGGATAATGTTCGAATGGAATTGACGTTAAAGAATGGTGCAAAGTATCGTTTAATTGGCGTAAAGGGTTCAGATGGAACGGCTAATCATTTAAGGGGTTTAAATTGTGAGGGATTAATTGCAGATGAGTACCCAATATGGTTAGAGGGTGTATATGGAAAGATATTTCAACCGATATTAAAGCAGAGTAAGGGATTTAGTTTTCTTATTGGCACTCCTTGGAATTTAGGGGAAGCGTATGAAAGATTTGAGCGATATAATCGAATGGAAAATCGTAAGACTTGGCATTTAACTATTGAGGATACATATTATAACAATGGTGAGCAGATAGTAGATCCTGAAGAGGTGGCAAGGGAAGTTGAGATAGGTGAAATATCACGGGAAGATGCTGACAGGGAATTTTATTGTAAGTGGGTAACTACTGGCGGTGGAACATTTTATGGTGATATTGTAAGTGAGTTACGTTCTTCTGGTTTTATTGTTGAGGGTAGTTTAGATTGTTTAGGGGATCATTATTTTTGCGGAATGGATATCGGGCAGGGTGATGACCAAAGTGTATTATGTGTCTATTCTGCTAGTCGTATAGATGATTCTTTTGAGGTTCGTTTACATAAAGAGTATCGCTTTAATCGTAAACCGATTGGTTATATGTTGGATAGGGTTGAGCGTGATTATCGTATATCGTGTTGGTTTTTACCCCATGATGCGAAGCGTAAGCAGGATAAGATTGATCGTTTAGAAAGTAGGGTTGAAACTTTGCGTGCAATGGGTTATGAAGTTCGAGTAATTCCTAAAGCAAGTGAGCGAATAAAGCAGATCAATTTAGCGAAGGAAGTTTTACCAAGATGTAGGATTAGTAGGACTGGCTGTAATCAGTTGGTTAATGATTTAATGAATTATAAGCGTGAGCGTAATCGTCATGGTGTGTATACTGATAAGGCGGTACATGATAAGCACTCTCATGGTGCAGATTGTTATCGGGTTATAGCGATGAGTGTTAAATTGTATGAGAAAGATGTTTTAGACAATTTATTTATTAAGCGTAGAGAGATGGCAAGAGATTTACCTACTCACAGTTTTCATCATACATTAGGAAAGTGTGTATAATAAGTATTAAGCTGTCCTGCTTGCAGGGTAACAGTGAATTCTAGTATATAGCCCCTTAATGGGATAACTATAAATTTTTAATAGTCTAATTAAAAGGATATATAAAAATGACTACTAATCAATTACACATACAGGAATACACTAATAACCTGATTTTACTGGCGCAGCAAGAGTATTCTGTATTTGAAAATATTGTAATGAAGGGTGATGCAAAATCTGAGCGTAAATTCTTTGATCGTTCTGGTTCTGTAACAATGACTAACTATTCAACCGCTAACCAAGCGAATAGTTACGCTAACCCTACACATAGCAAGAGATCAGTGGACTTCACTACTTACGCAGTAGATTTGTTTGTTGATCCACATATTGACTTATCAAGAGCGTTGATTGACCCAACTTCTGATTATGTTTCTTTAGGTGTTGCAGCATGGAAGCGTAAAATTGATGAAGTTGCTATTGCAGCAGCTTTAGGAACGGCTACAGATGGTAAAGATGCAGGAACAAGTACAGTATTCCCTACTGCTACTCAAACTGTTGATTTAAAGTATGTTGCAGGTGATCCTATTGGTGCAGGTAATGGTACTTCTACCGATACTCATGGTACTGGTGCTACTAGACTAACGATTGATAAGATTTTAGGTGCTAGAGCAACAATCCTAAGAAATCATGCTATGAAGCCGGGTGAGCGTATCAGTATGGTAATCGGCCCTGATGAAGAAGTTGATTTACTTGGTATTGACCAATTTGCATCTAATGACTATACAAGCCAATACCCATACGATAAGCCAATTATCGGTAATGGTTATGTTGGTTCTGTTGCAGGTGTAGATGTATTTAGGTCTTCTTTACTTGAAGAGACTGACCCAGCAGGTGCAGGTAATGCTTTCAGATCATGTTTAATGTTCCCAATGAGCGGTTTAGGCTGTTTTATGAATGAAAGATTGAACGTGAAAATCGGTGAAAACCCTGAACGTAGATTTGCTACCACTATCTGTATTACTGGTGGACTTGGCGCAGTTAGAATTGACGATAAGAAAGTTGTTGAAATAAGAACGGCAAGTAATGTTGTAGATTCTGGTGTATAACCTAACTAATTAGAGGGGTGAAATTCCCCTCTTTCTTTTATGGGATTAACAAAATTAGAGATTTATAATATTGCATTAGTACAGTTAGGACAAACTCCGATAACTGACTTGGCAAGCACTGACAAAACTGTCATAAAACTAAATGCTGTTTATAATGCAGCTTTAAATTCAACCTTAATATCTCAGAAATGGGATTTTGCAACGGCTTACGCTGATATTTCTGCTAATTTAGTAGATGATGATTTAGTGGGTCGTTTTTCTCGTAGTTATTCTTTACCTGCTGACTTGGCACTAATTAGATTTGCTTACACTAACCCTAGTGGCTTTGAGTATGAGAATGTAGAAGATAACTTACTTGATTATGAATTGGTAGGTGATGTTTTAACTACTAATTCTGAGACTGTTTTTATTGAATATACAAAGACTTTAAATGCTCCTGAAGATGGTCCTACTACCTTTGGTGAAGCGGTGGCATTTCGTTTAGCCACTTTATGCGCTCCAAGTGTTTATCATAATCTTAATAGCACTGAATATTTAGCGAATAAGGGTGAAGAGAGGCAGGCTATCGCTTCTTCTCGTTCAAGAGCAAGGACTCCATATAAGGCTAAACTTAGTGGTAATTGGACTCGTGATAGGAATTGGCATTAATGGCAAGAGAGAGCATAAATTATAGTAATTTTGCAAGTGGTGAATATTCAAGGCACTTATCTGGTAATTTTACGAATGATAGCTATATAACGGGATTAGCAAGAGCAGAAAATATCATAGTGCAACCTGAAGGTGGTTGGGTTCGTAGTTCTGGCAATAAGTTGTTAGGTAGTTTTACGGCTAATTCTCGCACGATATCTTTCTATTTAGAAAATAATGTTACTTTTAATGTTGTTTTAGAGCCTACAGGGCAAGTTAGTATAATCGCTCCAAGCGGTGCAGTTCAGTCGTTTACTCCGTTAGATCAAAACTCAAGTAATTGGTTTACTCCAAGTGTTATTAAAGAGTTAGATTTCGCTCAAGTTAGAGACACTATAATTTTTACTCATATAACAAAACAACCTTTATTGATTAAGTTGTCTTTTGACATGGTGGGTGTAAACCCTGAGTACATTAAAGTTTATAGAGATACTGGGGATCAAAGTTTAAGGTCTATAAGAGTTTATTTCACTGATGAAACATTCCCTGATGAAGCTACAAACTCGGATTTTTTAACCTTATCTGGTGTTCCTGATGTTACAGATGCTTGGCGTATAACTGAAGCTAGTTATTCTAGTAACTTTCTATCTATAGGCGGGGTATTTAAGAAAGCCAAGTTTAGCCCTGATGGCACTAAATTATTTACTTTAAATAGTGCTGAAGTTTTGACTGAGTATAATTTATCAACGGCATGGGATATTGCAACGGCTGTTGCTTCTGGTGCTACTTTTGATCTATCGACTCAAGATTCTTCAATGGAAAGTTTTACTTTCTCGGAAGATGGCAAGGCTTTAATAGCTGTTGGAAGTAATACAGATTCTCTTTATCAATACTCATTAAGCACTGGCTATTCTGTTGCTACTATGTCTTATGCGAATAAGTCTTTTAGTGTAAGTGGTCAAGATTCAATCCCTGTAGATGTTGAGCTTGTAGCAAATGGCACTCGCTTATTTATGCTAGGTTCTTTCAACGATAGGATTTATCAATACAACTTAACCTCTAGTGCTGATTTAGATACTATTTCTTATGCTAGTAGTTTTCACAATATAACTTCTCAAGATTCAATCCCTAGAGGCATAGCAGTTCAACCTGATGGTACTAAACTTTATATGGTAGGTGCTAACACTGATACAGTTTATGAGTATTTAATGCCAACCCCTTTCACTGTTTCTAGCTTAGATTATTCTGGTCAATCTTTTAGCGTTAATTCTCAAGATAGCTCGCCTTATTCTATAGCTTTTAAACCTGATGGTACTAAGATGTTTGTAGGTGGTCAATCTACTAATAATCTATATGAGTATGATATCCCTGATACTAATTGGGGCTTTGATCTTAACGGCACATGGGATATAGCAGCTACTAGCACTGGCACGAATAGCATAACCCTTATTTCCTCTTCTTTAACCTCTACTGAAACTGAAAATATTGTATCGCCTGATATTCAAGCTACTTCTGGTTTAGAAGCTGAGCTGTATGTCGCTGAAGATGGCCCATGGGAAGAAAAGAACACTGACCCAAGGTTTAAAATAAGGGCAGGTAATGGTTTTACTGCTATTGGTGATGGCTTTGAGGGTACAGATGATCTTATCGCAGTAGATAAAACAGATAACACTAGAAATGATTTCTTTTTAGATATCTGGGCTACTCAAAAAAGGCAAGTTAGATTAGAGCAAAGAAGTGGTGGTACTGTTCAAGTCGCAGTATTGCAGATAAACAGTGTATCTAGCGCAGCTCCGGGTGAGTTTGCAGCTAGGTTTAATGCTACTGTTTTAGATGGTTATGCTTTACTCCAAGAGGGTCTAGGTTCACATACTAAAAACTGGCGTTTAAGTTCATGGTATGAAGGGGCTTATCCTGATACTGTTGCGTTCCATCAAAATAGATTATGGTTTTTTAGGGGTGGTAAAAGATGGGCTACTGTTTCTGGTGATTTATTTAGGTTTAGTCCTGATTTCCCTGATATTGATGATGCTTCTTTAGTGGTTCGTGCAGATTCTGGTATTGCTATTGAAGGGGTTGAAGGGGTATCACAATCGGCAAGATGGGCTGCTACTTATCAAGGTTTACAAGTGGGTAATGCTTTGAGTGGTGAATTAATTGGTGCAGGTGGGAATAGAGAGGCTTTATTGACCCCTGAAACTGCTACTATTCAAAATCAACATGCCATTGGTAGTGCCAAGATTAAGCCTGTTATTGGCAAGTTTTTATATTTTATTGATTCTACTACTACTGGCTTATATCAACTAAGGTATGAGTTTAGACTTGGTGGTTTTACTGCTGATTTAGTCGGGGATAATAGAGAGATATTACAAGATGGCGTGGTGTCCATGGAATATATCGAGTATCCGTTCAAAATGATCTGGCTAACTTTAAATAGTGGTAATATCGCAGTTTGTAGTATTAATGGTGATGAAACTTCTTTTTCATGGTCAAGGATAGTGTTACCTAATGGGTTAAAGGCACAATATGTATCTAAATTTATATATAATGCTGAATTTGAAGGAAAAGAAAGTATAGTCGTAACTACTAGAGATGGTAAAGTGTTGAGCTTTGGTGATTTATACCCAAGATCAGATATTGATTATACTAAGAGCAGTTCTTTATCTTATGCCCCTTATTCTAAGCTTATAAGTGTTGCCCCTAATGAGTTTCTTTTAAGTGAAGCAGTAACGTATGAAGCTGGCACTACTTTTGATGTTTCTACCTTATCTGACGATCAAGTTTTAATTGACCTTGGCACTTATGAAGTATTTGATAATAATTCTGATATTGGCGGTGGTACTATCTTTACTGGCACTAATCGCTATCAAGTGGGTATTCCATTCTATAGCTTTGTAAGGTTTAGACCTTTAGATCAAGTATCTACCCAAAACAGTAGAATTAAAGATACCAAAATGGTTAAGCGTGCATTTTATTCTTTAGTGGATAGTGCTAATTTTTCTATCGGTGTAGTCGGTGAAACGCCAAAAGAGGTAAGTGTTAAGCCTACCCCTTCTGATTCTCTTTATACTGGTGTTTTTGAAGATGATTCTTTAAATACTGACGCTGATTCCCTTATCGAGATAGAAGTTACTCAAACTTTACCGACTCCGTTACAGATGAATGGTATTTATTTCGATACTGAAATTCAAACAGTTTAAGCATTTAAGAATTTATCTCTAAGCTCTTCTAATCTCAAGTCTATATCTTGATCTCTTTCTTTGAAAGTATAGGTTTGTCCGATAAAGGTAAAGCCAACAACTCCAGTACCGCCTTCTCTATTCTTAGCCACTATGATATCTGGTTCTGATGGTTTAGGGGTTTTGGTTTTAGTTTGCTTAACCTCTTTCCCATACATTTTATAATTCCCTTTCTCTTGCCCTGTTTCCTCGGCATGGCTAGTAGGATCAGTGTTTCTTGCTATTAGAATTACTTGGTTGGCATCTTGCTCTATAGTTCCTGATGATCTTAGATCAGAAAGGGTAGGATTTCTGTAAGCTGTTCCTTTCTCTTGTCTTGATAACTGAGCTAGTAACATGATATTAATGTCAAGTTCACTGGCAATTCTTTTTAGGGTTGATGTTGTTTCGCCTAACTGTTCCACTAATGCCCTATTTGCAAATTCTGGTGCTGGCTTTACTAAATGTAAGTGGTCTACTATCGCCATTCTACAATCTGGGTTATTTTTCTTAAACTCTTTCAAGTGGTCTACAATATCCATGACTGTAAAAGAAGGGCAGTGGACTATATTAATATGTTTTATAGCTCTTAAAGCTCTTTGGTACTTGTCTACCCCTTTCTTGTCTTTAAAGTTTTCTTTAACTTTCTTTGTGTCCTCGGCACATAGGTAGCTACAGGTTCTTAAAGCATGTTCCCTAGCTTTCATTTCATAGCTATAGAAAGCGATCGGGTTCTGATTAGAAGCTCCAATTCTTGTTGCAATATTTAAAGCAAGTGTACTTTTCCCTGAGCCAGTAGAGCCTCCAAGTACAGTAACCCCACCAAGTGGTAAACCTTGAAGGATTATATCGAGATCGGTGTACCCTGTTTTAATTGAGTTATCTTCTTGTGAGAAGAAGTCTAATAGGTCTGCTATATGCTCCTCTGGTTCGTTCACTTCTTTAACCTCTCCGCCAATGTCTTTAATTCTGTATTTCTTATCAACCTTTGAAAGATCAGAAATTAGCTCGCCATAGTCTTTACTTAATCCACCATTGAGGATAACTTGCTCTCTACCAATGATAACTAAGCCGTCTAATATCGCCTGAATGATACCGACTAGCATATCGGCAGTAAATGGTCTAGTTTGAGGCTTTAGAGCGAAGTTTTTGTTAGCTATTCTAATTAACGCTTCTTGCTTACTTTTAACCGCCTGAATATCCTTGAAGATTTCTTGCTCTTCTTTATCCTCGTCAAATAAGCTTACTGGCACTTTTGCGATAAAGCCCCTAAAAGCTGGGTCGTCAAGATTATTAACTATCCCTGCTAACAACTCGCCAATGTTTTTTTTTACCTCTCCTGCTATTAGAGAGGAAACTACTAAAGGGGGTGTGTACCCAAACTTCATAGCGATATAAAACACTGTTCCTAAAGTGTGTGATTTCCTACTCTTTTTCGCTAGGTCGTCTAAGTGTTTCCCTTTCTGCTTTAAATCTGGACTCCACTCATTTATAAGAGCTTTTCCTTGCCCCTCTCCAAAATGATTAATGCAACCCCATGCAATATTGCGCCAATCTTCATAATCCCCTTGACTTGGTATAAAAGATAACGCCTCTCTTACGTTATAAAGGTCTAAATCTAGGTCTCGCTTGTAATCATACTGTACCCTGTCAAAACGTGTAACCTCTAGGCTTCTAGCGTTGTTTCCGTGTTTTAGTAGTTCAGAAACCGGGGCTTTACTCTTATTTTTGTATATTTCCCACACATTAAAGTCGAATAGGGATTTAAAGCTCTCTTCTTGAAGGTTTGAGTTACCAAAAAAGCAACGTGAGGCATCTTTGCAAGATTGATCTGCTTCTGGATATAAAGTTAATAGACCTAAAACTGCTGTTTTGTACTCTTCTTTATCTTGGATAACTTTATCTAAGTTGAAAACAAGTCTAAACTTTATCGCTTCTGCTGTTGCACTTGGTGTTAAATAAAAAGCTGTTGCATATTTTACAGTAAACTCTTTATTTAGCACTTCGTCTAAGTTTGTTACATTATCAAAGTCAAGAAAGATAAGTTCAGAGCTGATAAAATTGTTGTCGTTTTTTTCTCCGCTAAATATCGCAGGTGTTACGGCATGTCCTGAAACTATATTTTCCATCAAAGACCCCATATCGCCATCTTGGTTAATCCAAGAGTTATGCGCTTGGTGTTGGTACTTTTTATCTTTAATTTTTGTGTTAAGTCCGTATTTCATGTTTAAATATCTCCCTTGCTTGATAGTTCTACCCACTTGTTAAGTAATGTCATTGGTAAGAAATGGAATGAGAAATCAAAGTATAAATCTTTATAGTCTTTCTTTGTCTCATTCTGACAACCTAATTTTTTACTCTCTTCTATAACTGTTTTTCTGTTTGGCTTGTGAAGAAACCACACTAAAGCTCTTTTTATTTGCTCGACGGTGTATCTCTCAAGGGCACGCTCTAGGGGATATCTTGCTAATGTTGGTAATTTCCCTGTAAGCTCTTGCCATATCGCTGTAAGTTCATAGGCTACCATTTTAATATCTGTTTTGTTACCCATACCCTGAGACTCTCTTATCGGGCTAGTTAAGTGGTAGACCTCGCCTACTCTTTTAACTTTATAGTCTCTAATTAACCCCTCTATCGCTTCATTCAATATGTCTTTATCAAAATCTGCTTTGCGTTCAATCTCATGGTACGGCATACCTTGCTCTTCGCTGTAACGTCCCATAAGAATACTTAATAATTTTATTCTTTCTGTCATGTGTCCTGCTCCTATATTTACCTACTACTCTTTTTTCCATTTTTCTTTTTTTCCTTTTTTATTTTACCGATACTTTAATAACGCCTCTGTATATTCTTTCTACATTGAGCTTTATCCCTCCTTTCATTCTCTTATTAAACTGATCTATAAATCTATCTCTCAAGATACAAAATTGCACCTGATAAGATGGTTTAATTTTTAGCCAGTCGTAAACTTCTTTGATAGGGAACGTGTAAGCTCCACCATTCTCTAGTAAGTGAGTTATTAGAGTGAACATTTCAAAGCCCCCTACTTTTAAAGCCTCTAGTAACTTTTCATCTTCAAAGTAATAGAACGCTTGCGCCTTCTCTTTATTAAATGCTAGTAAGAACATAATATCTTTATCGTCTTTGCCTAGCACTTTACTATCTGTTGCCTCTATTAGTTCAGATAGAAGGGTTAAAGCATTAGTAAGTAAATCTATAGCTTCACCATCTTCTAACCCTAAATCTTTTGCTAGCTCCTTATAGCTTATCGCTGTAATAAATCTTTTCTCTTCACCTACGTAAGCAACCTTTAAGATCGGGCTAACCTTTCTTGAAAGCTCATAGAAGGCTTTTAGCTGATTATATCCCACCTCTAAGTTAGGTAAGTTTACTATACTAAACACTTCCATTTATAAAGCCCTCGCTATCATATTCTCAAGCTCTACCATAGTATCAAAGCGGATAAACTTAGTTCCGCCTCTCTTGATGTCTATACCTAGTTCACGGCATGCGCTATAGAAGTGAAGGAATAAACCTTGTTTATCGTATGCCTCTTGTAAATCTTTGATATAAAATCTTTTTCTTGGATTGCTTAACTTCATACTATTAATAATAGCACAATATTTTACATTAGCAAGTATTTTTGTAATATTAGTATTAAATTACTTAATTCCCTCGAATTCGGGGGAATTAAAACTATAGGTAATTTTTTAGATATTTTACCCATATACCAAAACTATGGGTAATTTTTTAAGATTTTTACCTATAAATCACATAGTGGGTATGTAGAATCAAATATTACTCTCCGATTATTGGTTCTATTCCGTATTTCTCTCTCTTAGCTTCCATTTCGTCTACATAGTCGGGGCTAAACATTTCATATATAACTCCACCAAGGTAAGAATCTATAGCTATCCCTACTGGGCTAGTTCTTATAATCCCTCTACCTGTATCTAACGCTCTTCTACTTATTGTCGCTCCGAGTTCCTCTTCTCCAGTAACTACCTTTGTAGTTTCGCCTATTACTTCTGCTGTTCCTGTTAAGACTCCTAAGCTAGTACCACTAACTGATTTACCTACCCCACTAGCGATCTTATATTTTTCACCTTGCAAGACTGGTAGCACTATATTCTCGCCAACACTCATAAATGGAATTCCTAGCGATCGCACCGCCATATCCCCAAGGGTCGCTAACTTCTCATCATCTTCCCCCACTAATAAAGCTGGCTGTCTATTGTTTATAAAATCTTTTAGAATATCACTAATCAAGTTATAAGCAAAGGTAGCACCAAAAGCCATGCCTAAAGTTAGTTTCCCCCCGTCTTTGTTTACTGTAGGTAGAACAACATTAGCCCATAGATCAACCCCAAAAGAGCTAAACTGACCAAAAGCTCTAGTAAATTCACCGCCTAGTGTTCCTGCTTGTGAATCCCCTACTATTATATTTCTAGCTGAGGCTGAGCTTTGTAATACCCTTCTCTTAGACTGTAAGCCAAAAGAAGATCGTAAAGCTGTGCTTGCACTTTCCTTATTTGCCTGCTTAATAAAGCCTGCTTTTAACAATGTCGTTAAATCTTCTTGCCCTATGTCGTCAAAGGCTTCTGGCAATATATATCTAACCCCATTATCTTCTACACTAAACTTTCTTAGAACATTCCAAGAGGTAGCGTTAATATCCATTGACCTTAAAACATCTTTCTGGAAAGCTGAAAGAGAATCAAAAGATTTATCTGCTATATACCCCAAGTCGTGAGCGATATCGGTATAGCTATCTGCTATTCTGTTACTCGTCCAAGTGTCCGCTCCTGTCATTTTGTATAAGGCGTTAGAGAATCGGTTTAATTTATTTGTTGCATAATCAACGGCTTTCCCACTGAATAAATCCCTAAAATCCATCTTGCCTGCTAGTGCATTATCTACTGACTCATCAAAGACTGGGTTAAGTAGTCTATTCTCTGAGATATCAGAAAGGAAAGAGCTAAAGGCACTATTTAAAGCCTGTCTTTGGCTACTGGCTACATGCCTAGCGGTATCATCTCCGTAAACCCCTATAAGTTTCTTTAATGGGCTTAATAAGTTTTCGCCCATAGTAATCATGCTTTTAATCCCTTTCTCTGAATAAAACATATTTCTAGTAACGGCTGGTGTTGCAAGATCGGGGAAAGCTGATAAAACTACCTGTCCTAACTTTGTAGCTCCTGAGATACTTCTAGTTATGTTTGTGATCTTTGCCAATGTTTTATTTTTGGCTGACACTGGGAATATAGATACTTTTCTCTTCTCTGCTAGTTCTAATCTTGCTTTCCTTGCTTTTGCTGACTGTAAAGAGTTTCTAAGCTCCGTATCTTCTAGGTTATCTATATACTTTTCAATAAGTCCATCTTTACCAAATAACTTATCGTAACTATTGCTTGGATTAGTACCTAAAGTTTCATACTGGGTTAAAGTTTTAGCGGTTCTTAATATATTCTCTTTAAGAGCCGTCATAATTCCCCCTTTGCCATAGGTAGACATAGCGATATGGTATTGATCTGGCTTTATAAAAACATTCTCAAACTGTGCTATATCTAGTTCTGAAAATGTCTCACGTGGGTTAGTTGAATATATATATCCTTCATACTTATCAAGAAAGGAATCAATATCACCGATACCCATTCTCTGAAAGTCTATATATTCTTTTAGTCTCTGTCTAAATAGTCCACTTGCCCTATCGGTATCTATCTTTTCCGTTACCCAAGTTACTGGTAATAAATCAGTACCACTTTTAGATATTCTTTTCCCTGCACCAATCTCTAGTTTTTTAAGCTTTTCTTGAAATTTAAACAAGGCTTTAGCTGTACTATACTCCGCTTTAGTCTCTGGGCTTATATCTGCACTTGCCCTAAATCTTCCTTCTGGGCTTACTGATATTTCAGAGTAGAAGAGACTTATTTGTGCTTCGTCAAGTTTCCCTTGCACCACATCATCAAAGTTTAACCCTTCTTGCTCTAGGCTGTCTTTAAGTAATACACTTAATCGCTCTTTCTCTAATACTTCCCTGCTTGAATATCTATCAACAAAATTATTAATCTCTTCTCTGTAAGCATTTAAGCCTTGCCCCTTCTTGGTGTCTTTAAACCTTGCTATAACTTCTTTAGCTTTCATGTGAGTTTTATATAAATCTAGCTTGGCATTTTTCTTTCTAACGGCTTTTAATGCTTGCTCTTCTGCAAGTTTGTTAATATTGGCTTTTTCAAGGTTTAATATCTCATCAAGGTTCTTACTATCCTTTAATATTTCGCTGAATAGTTCCTCTGAGGCTTTCTCATCAATCCCTAATCTTGCCCCTACTCTTTTAATACATTCACTCATTAGCCTGTTGCTCCTAAATTAATTAAACATTGAATCATCTCTTGTTTTTGCTCTAATCTCAAGGTGTCTTTATCTATCGCCTCTTCTATTTTACTAAGCTCTTTATCTAGTTCAAGTGGACTATTTCTAAGCTCTGCATCTATATAAACCTCTGCTTCTGGGTCTATAATGTTTAGTTCGCTTGCGGTATCACCTTTAATATTATTAACTCGACTGTCAATATCTTCCATTATTTGCGCTTGCTCTCTTCCAGTGATGCCCTCTGCTTCTAGTTCGTCCAAGTCTTTATATAAACTAGCTATTTCAGATTTACTTGCACTGAATAATTTACTGTCATCAATCCCCCTTACAGTTTGAAGAGAATTAAAAGCCTTTCTTAAATCGTTCTGGTTAAGGTTTAAAGCCTCTTCAAAGTTTAAAGCTTTTCCTGCTGTTCTATTGATAAAGAATAGATCAAGTAAGCCGTTTCTCGCTTCCCCTTGTGCTGTTAAGAAGTCTTGATATCCTGTTTTTTTACCTCTCTTTAGTTTTCTAACTATATTCTGGTAAATATCTTGGAATTGCTCAAAGGTATCAACATTCTTTAACCCTTCTAACCTATCCCCTGCTATTAAATCTATGTCCCCTGCTAGTATCTGGTTTTTCGCATAAAGTAAACTATCTAGTTCTTTTTGTGCCAAGTCTCTAGCTCCAACTTCAAGAGTATTGTCGAGTTCTAATCTCTTCTTAGCTATTTCAACATCAAGGCTTTTAATCGTCCTACTTGATATGTCTACGCTAGTAGTTTGATTAGCGTTCACTTCCTCGAATACGTTTAAATCCTTCAAAAGTAACTTAAAGTCTGTAGCGAATTGTGTAGTAATCTTTCTTGCACCATCAAGGTTATCTAAGAAATTAGCTTTAGCGTTTTGATCTAATAAGAAGTCTAGTTTACCCTCTCTAATAGCATTATCCACGCTGTCTATAGCATTAGAGACTATCTTAAAGTTTATTGATTTAGTTTTAAGCTCCTCTAATCTTGGTATTGAAACATCATCAATTTTACTAGCGATCAAGTAATTAGTTTGTGCCAAGTCCGCCTGATTTATTAACCCACTTTCTGCTATATCCACTTCCCTGAATGAATCTATCGCCCCTTCTTTCTTTGCTCGAATCCTTCCCCCTGCAAAGTCTATCCCTGTTCTAATTCCACTACCAAGAGCAAGCATACCAAGAGCCATACCGACATCATATTCACCACCTGTGTTTACAGTATCTTCATATCTCAACCCTTCTGCTATTAGCTCTGTAGGTAGTTCCCCTAATCCACCTCTAACAAAAGAGGCTAAAAGAGGTTTGTTTCTAATAGTTTCCCCTGAAAGGAATTGACCAAACTTATAAAGCCCTGCACCTGCATATCTTGCCTGTCTACCCTGTGCTAGTCCTGCCATGCCAAGCTTACTAAGTATT